CGGTTCCGTAAGGAGACGACATCATGCAGTACGACAACCTCCCTGGTCGGAGCCGCGAGAACGCGAAGAAGGCACTGGAGCTGGCGGAGGAGCGCGGCTTCTCCCCGGAGCTGGTGCTCACCACGCGTTCGGGATACCTCATCCCTCTGGATGCTGACGTTCCCGGCGTGGACGTCGCTGTCGAAGAAGAGGTCGACGAGATCGTCACCGAGCCGGGCACCGAGGGCAACCCCCCGGTGGAGATCGAGGGCCAGCCTGTCGATCCCGCCAAGGAGGGCGACACGCCGGTTGGCGAGTTGACCACCGCCGAGGGCGAGCCGGTCAAGACTGATGAGAACGGCGAACTGCCGGAGTCCACCGAGAACAAGACCGAGGAGGAAGCCCCCGTCGAGGAGGCTCCCGCCGAGGAACCGAAGCCCGCCGCCAAGAAGCCTGCGCGTAAGCGCGCCACCACCAAGAAGGAGTAACCACCATGGCTCGCACCACTAAGTGCCTGCCCCTCGTGCGGGGACGTCGCATTCGTGTGACGCGCCTGGACTCGTGCGGGCGTCCGATCTACGGTGATGACTCGGTGGTCGTCTCCAAGGGCTTCGTCTCCGTGGGCTTCACCGCCAACACCACGGAGACGGACGAGATCACCCAGACCGATGCCTCCGGCGACGTCTGCATCTATGAGCCGTCCGAGGTATCCCTCACCGGGTACGGCGTCGAGATCGCGTTCTGCAAGGTGGACCCGGACCTCCTGGCCCTGGTCACCGGTCAGAACGTCGTCTTTGCGGCGGACGGCGAGACGGTCATCGGCTTCGACATCGACACGAAGGTGTCGCTGGACAACTCGAACTTCGCTCTCGAACTCTGGACCGGCTCGCCCACGGGTGATGCCTGCGCCAGCGACGGATCGCAGGGACAGTTCGGCTACATCCTCCTCGCCTACCTTCGCGGTGGCATCCTCGGCGACTTCACCGTGGAGAACGCGGCTGTCACCTTCACGGTGACCGGCGCGAACACCCGCGAGGGCAACGCGTGGGGCGTGGGACCGTACAACGTCATGACGAACGCTGGCGTCCCCGCCAAGATGCCGACGCCGATCACCACGTCCACGGCGATGCGCACGATGCTGGTGGACCTGGCTCCCCCGGCTGACCAGTGCGGCGCGCGTCCTCTCCTCGACCCGGCAGCGGTTGCCATCACGGCGATCACCGCCATCGAGGGCGTGGACGAGCAGACGGCATCGTTCACCACGACTCCCGCAGCGACCAGCCCCGTGCAGTACGACTTCGGAGACGGCACGTGGGACTACGTCGCGGCTCCCGGTGCGACCACGCACGAGTACGCATCCCCTGGCACCTACACGGTCCGGGCGTCGACCAACGGCGTCTGGGTCGAAGAAGAGGTCGAAGTCCCTTTCCCGTAAGCCCCGGAGGGTTCGGGCTGGGGCCGTTCGGCCATGGAGCGTTCGGACACGGCCCCGCCTGAATCCCCAGGTGGGGCCGTTCCCGTACCTAGGAGAATGACATGCCTTTCAACGACAACCTCCCGGCAGAGAACACCGACCCTTGGTACACGCCGCTGGTGACGGCGTGGAACAACCTCAAGACGTTCGTCAACGGGTTGGAGACGACGCTCGGCACGAAGGCGTCGTCCTCTGACCTGACGACGGGACTCGCGACGAAGGTCAACAGCTCCACTTACACCGCGGCGATGGCGCTCAAGGCGGATCTCGTCGGCGGCGTGATCCCGACGAACCAGCTCCCGCCGCTGGCGATCAACGACACGTTCACGGCGGCGTCGCAGGCGGCGATGCTCGCGCTCACCGCCCAGGTCGGTGACATCGCGATCCGCACGGACACGTCGACCACGTACATCCTCTCGGCGGAACCGGCAAGCACGCTGGCGAACTGGAAGGCGTTCCTCTCCCCTGCCGCGGTTGCATCGGTGGCTGGCAAGACGGGCGTCGTCGTCCTCGCCGCGGCGGACATCGCGTCCGGCACGTTCGTGGACGCGCGCATCCCTGCGCTCGCGATCTCCAAGACCACCGGGTTGCAGGCGGCGTTGGACGCGAAGGTCGCTGGCCTCAACGGCACGACCGGCCTGTGGAAGGGCACGCAGGTTCAGTACGACGCCATCGCCACGAAGGACCCGAACGTCGTCTACGCGATTGTGGGCTGAGCCATGCCCGCCCCCACTCTCGCCGGGTTCCCCACGGTCTTCCGTGCCGACACCTCGGGGACGACGATCACTCTGGCGCGTCCTGGCCTCGCGCAGGACGATGACCTTCTCGTCGCGTACCTGCGCACCAACGGCTCCTCGTCGCCGTCGGACTTCGCGCTCGCAGGGTGGACACGCCGCGGCTACGTGTTCATCCCGAACGATGCCGCGGGCCGCGTTCTCGGCATCTACACGCACCCCATCGACGACATCGCGACGGAGCCTGCCTCCTACGTGTTCTCGAAGTCCGTCGCTGACACCCGCCGCGTGGGTGCCATGGAAGTGTGGCGCGGCGTAGACCTGACGAACCCCATCGCGGGTCAGGCTCTCGGCTGGACGACGACCGGGAACGTCGTCAACACGCACGCGTTCGCCATCGACACCACGGACCCGGTGGCCCTGCTCTATGTGTGGGGCAACGAGGTCATCGCGCCGAACTCGTCGACTCCCTCGGCGGTACCCGCGGGGTCCACGTTCTCCGCGCTGGTCGACTCGGCTCCCGTGACCGACCCGCCCACCACCTCGGTCACGCGCTCGGTCATCTGGCTGGGGAACGAAGAGGTGGCGACGACCGCGCCGGGTACTCGCTCGCTCACCTGGCTGAGCGTGTCCGGTGCATCTGCCGCGGCCATCGCTCTGCGCGGCCTCTCCGGTCCTCCCGCCCCCACCCAGGGGTTCCGCAACGTGGCCGAGATGCTGGCTCGCAAGGGGGCCACCTGGGCACACCGCGGCGGCTCGCTGAACTGGCCGGAGATGAGCGAGTACGCCTACGATCAGGCGGTGCTCGCGGGCTACGGCGCGCTGGAGTTCTCCGCCGGTCGCACCTCTGACGGGGTGTGGTTCGGCCTGCACGACGTGGACCTGAACCGCACGTCGCAGACCACCGGCCTGCCCGCGGCGTCGACTCAGACGTGGGCGACGGTGCAGACGTTCCAGAACACGTTGAACAGCGCGGGGACGCCGAGGCCGTACTACCGGCTCATCGACTTCCTCGACAAGTACACCCCGAACAACGTGGTGATCGTCGACCCGAAGCACGCCATCGGCACGTACGACACCGAGTTCCTCAACCTGCTCGACGCGCACGGCGGACCCTCAAAGATCATCGTGAAGTTCTACGGCGTCGGCACGGGAGCAGCGGCTCTCGCGACGGCGGCGAAGGCTCGCGGCTATCAGACGTGGGGATTCTTCTACGAGCCGGACATCATCTCCGGCGACCTCGCGCTGTACCAGCAGTACTGGTCGATCCTCGGCATGGACTACCAGGCGACCACCGACTCCTGGAACCACATCAACGGCTACGGGAAGCCCGTCGTCTCGTTCATCGTCCCCGACCAGGCGGCGTACACGTCGTCGATGTCGAAGGGTGCGCGGTTCGCTCAGGTCAGTGGTGTCGCCAACGTGACGGCGGTCGGTGCCTTGCCGAAGGTCCAGCCGTGGTCTGGGGTGCGCGTGGGGACCGGGTTCGCCGACGCGGTGTACGTGGGGACCACGAAGATCTGGCCATAGCCGGTATCCTTCGAGTGACGAAAGGACGCTGTCATGGCGATGTGTTTCCCTGATTCCGCGGACTGGCTGTGTGTCGGCACCGCGGATGAGATCGCGGCGCTGGACCCGGTCATCAAGGAGCGGGCGGAGATGCTCGCCTGGGGTCAGCTCGCGCGCCTGACGGGGTTCCGCCTCTCCCTCTGCCCGACGGTCCTGCGCCCGTGCTCTCGCCGTTGCACCCCGAGCCTGTGGGAGGTCGCACCGACCGGAGCGTATGACGGCTTCTCGCCGTACATCAGCAACGGCATGTGGTTCAACGCGTGCGCCTGCCGCGGCGACACCTGCGGTTGCACGGTCATCCGTGAACTCATCCTCCCCGACAACGAGGTGTCCGGTCCCATCGTCGTGAAGATCGACGGCGCGATCCTCGACCCGACCGCGTACCGCATCGACAACGGCAACCGCCTGGTTCGCATGGACGGAGCGGACTGGCCGATGTGCCAGGACATGAACCTCCCGGACGGCGAGGAGGGCACCTTCTCGATCTCCTACTACGTGGGCGTCGGCCCCGACGATGCACTCAACTACGCCGCGGGTCGCCTCGCGGGCGAGTGGTACAAGCACTGCTCGGGTCAGCAGTGCGAACTCCCGTCGGCGGTCACGAACGTCGTCCGCCAGGGCATCACGTTCACGATGCCCGGCTTCAACTCGATGTCCACCGGTCTTCGCGAGGTGGACGAGATCGTGTCGATGTACAACCCCCACCACCTCAAGACGCCGTCGCGTGTCATGAGCGTCGACTCCATCCGCGGCAGGAAGCGCACGGCATAGTGGACCCCTACACCGAAGACCTCATCGCCTGGCCGATCATGGTCAAGCTCGCGGGATGCGTCTGCACGACTCTCGCGGATCGAAAGCTCCCTGGCACATGCCGGTGTTCCGTCGTGCCCGGACCGATGGCCGTCATGGATCAGTGCGGCGCGTGCTCGAAGACGGGCGGCGATTCGTGCGGCGGTCAGGCGTGGGTCCGTCTCGTCAACGAGTACCCGTCGTCGACCTTCCCGTCCGCCGATCAGACGGAGTCGAACTGCGACTCCCCCACGGCGTACCAGTTGGAGGTCGGCATCGCGCGGTGCCTCCCCATCGGAACCGGCAACAGCATCTCGGGGTACAAGGCCCCGACGACGGAACAGCTCCTCGATGCGACGCGCCTCCAGATGGCGGACAAGGCCGCGATGAAGGCCGCGATCAAGTGCTGCCTCGCGTCGGACGACGAGGATGACCTGACGTACATCCTCGGCACGTACCAGCCGATGCAGGTGACTGGCGACTGCGGCGGCGGCTTCTGGACGGTCACCGTCTGGAGCGTGTGACATGCCTACCGCGGTACGCGTGAGCATCACCGACTCCGCCGTGGCGATGGAACTCAGCACCCCTCCGGGCGAGAACTGGAAGTACTTGCAGAAGCTCGGCACCGAGCACGCATGGCAGGCGGCGGTCAGCGCTCCCGTGCGTTCGGGGACGATCAAGCGGAGCCACAACCTGGCGCTGACTCCGGTCGGTTCTACGGGCGTGCGTGCCAGCGTCGGTAACTATGCGGACCACGCGCTGTACGTACACGAGGGGACGAACGGCCCGATCTTCCCGACGTCCGGGGACAACCTGTGGATCAGGCCGTCCCCCGCTTCGTGGTTCCCTGGAGGAGCGCGGGCGCGTTCTGTGAGCGGGCAGGACGCGAACCCGTGGATTGCGGATGCCGCACAGGACGTCTACACCCGCCACGGCTTCCACGGTCCTTTCATCGCAACGTGGGGTTGATGGCTGTAGTCTTTCCGTAAGACAGAAAGGACTCCCCCATGGCTACTGCCCCGCAGGCGTTCCGTCGCAAGCTCCAGGATCGCATCGCTCCGGAGAAGCGCGAAAGCATCCTTGTCCCCATCGAGACGTATGAGGACGACGAGGAGGGCAACGAGGTTCTCATCCGGCGGGACGAGTACACGTTCCGCCGCCCCACGCAGGAGCAGATCCTCCTCGCGTTCTCCCTCGGTGGTCGCGAGGACTCCACGATGGGCGATGAGATCGCCGCCATCTTCTCGTTCATGAAGGACACGCTCTCGGACGCCGAGTACAAGCGCCTCATGAAGCGGTTCCGCGACCCGGCTGATGAGGCCGTGGACAGTGAGATGCTCATCCAGATCTTCCAGTTCCTGATGGAGCAGTGGCAGAGTTTTCCTACGCAGCAGCCTGCCGCCTCTTCGGGATCGCGGGCGTCTGCTGGTGGGAGATCGACGGGTCGTGCGCGCGGCAAGGGGTCGACCCACTAGCTCTCCCGCTCGACCGGTTCCTCAATCTGGTCTACGCGTGGTTCCTCGAACGCATCGCTCACGTGGACAAGGACGAACGCGAGCAGGCCATGCGAGAGCTGTTCGCTCCGGCTGACGGTGTTGATCCCGATCAGGTGACACAGGATGTGGTAGACGAGGAGATGGCGCTTTTCCACGCCCTCGCACGGCAGAATGGTACCGGAGGCTAGACATGGCAACGAGGATCGGGTCTGTCGAGTACCTGGTGACGGCGGATGGGCGGCTCTTCAAGCGTCAGCTCCGGCAGATCGGTCGCGTCGCGGGTGCCGAATCCGGTGCGGCGACGGGTCGCGCGTTCGATAGCGCCTTCGACAAGTCGATGCGCGGTGCGGGCGACAACGCCTTCAAGCGGTTCAAGGGCAAGCTCTCTGACATGTGGCAGGGCCTCAGCGCCAACGCCCGTCAGTGGACCCTCATCATCGGTGCCGTCCTCTCTGGCATGCAGCAGCTCGCTGTCCTCTCGTCCGCCGCTGGCGCGGGCCTCCTGGTCCTCGGCGGTGCGGCAACCGCGGCCATCGTGGGTGTGGTCGGTTTCATCGGCGCGTGGAAGGTGCTGGGCGGAGACGCCGAGCAGGTGCCGGAGAGCATCAAGGACGCGGCGCAGGCGTTCCGCGATCTCAAGACCCCGCTCAAGGACGTGCAGAACCTGCTCGCCGAGCGGGCGTTCGCCGGTACCGAGGTCGCGTTCGGGAAGATCGGTGAGGCGATCCGCGCACTGGAGCCGTCGGTCGGCGTGCTCGGCGACTCGATCAACCGTGTGGTGAACCAGTTCGCCGACTGGGTGTCCTCGGCTGAGGGCATCCGCCTGGTCGGTGGGCTGATCGAGAAGTCCGGACCCATCTTCGAGAAGATCCTCAGCGTCGTCGGCAAGCTCGGCAAGGCACTCCTGGAGGCGTTCAACAACCCGCAGTTCCAGAAGGCAATCGACGACATGCTCACCGGACTCGGCGGCATGTTCGACGCGTTCGACGACTTCGTGCAGTCGGATGCCTTCGGGGTCTGGATCGAGGAGACGGGGAAGATCCTCGGCGACCTGGGCGAACTCCTCGGCGGACTGTCGACGATGATAAACGATCTCGTCACGCCCGAAGCGTACGAGCGGACGAGCGCGTTCCTCGACAACCTGACCGAGTCGCTGCCTGGCATCGGCGAACTGCTCTCGGTGCTCGGCGAGCTGGACCCGTTCGGCGTCATCGCCGTGGGCCTCAACGAGCTGATGAACGGACTCGCCCCGCTGTTCGACGTGCTGGAGCCTATCGGTGCCATCGTCCGGGACCTGCTCATCGGTGCCTTCCAGCAGCTCGGTGCCATCCTCACGTTCTTCGCGCCCATCCTGGAGCTGATCCGGCTCGGGTTCGAGGTAGCGGCGTCCGCCCTGAACAAGTGGCTGGAGTACGTCACCCCGTTCCAGGAAGCTTTCACGCTCCTCGGCGACGCGTTCAAGACCGCGGGTGACACCATCTGGAACCTGCTCGCGCCTGCGTTCGACGAACTGTGGACGGCGATCATCGACCTTCTCCCCACGGCGGACGAGTTCACCAAGTGGCTGAACGACTACGCGATCCCGGCCATCGAGGACTTCGCGACGTGGCTCGGGACCGAGGGAGCGAACGCCATCAAGGACTTCGCGAAGTGGCTCCAGGACGATGCGGTCCCCGCGATGAAGAAGTTCTGGGAGTGGCTCGATCAGAAGGTGTGGCCCGCCGTGTCGAAGGCTTCCGAGTTCCTCGGCAAGGCCGTGGCCGCGTTCCAGGGGTTCGCTACCGGCATCAGCTTTGCGCTGGCTCTCGTCACTGCCCCGATCCGGTACGCCATCGACCTGTTCAAGCAGCTCGCCGACTGGGCGTCGAAGGCTCTCGGCCTCAGCGGTCAGGCGAAGAGTATGGGCAACGGTGTCGGCGGCGGCGTGCCTGGGTTCGCGTCGGGTGGCATCCTGAACGGTCCGCGTCACATCCTCGCGGGTGAGTCCGGGGCGGAGGCCATCGTGCCTCTGAATCGTGCTCTCGGTAGCGTCGACCCGGCGGTGCGGTGGCTTTCCGCCATCGCCCAGGGGAAGACCCCGGCTATGGCATCGGGTGGTGTCGTCGGCGGGGGCAAGTCTGTTCTCGTCGAGGCGGGCGCTATCGTGGTGCAGGGAACGGCAAGCCCGCTTGCAACTGGCGTCGAGGTCCTCGACCGCCTGTCGGCACGCCTGGTCTAACGAAAGGCGGTGATCCTATCTTCGACGGATGGTTCTGCTTCGGCGGTACGGAGATCATCAACAACGCCCGTGCGACGGGGTATGCGCGCACGGCTTCTCAGATCATCAACTACGACATCCCCTTCGAGGAGGGGACGCCGGAGATCCGGCTTCACACGAACGCGTTCACGAACCCGTCCTTTGAGACGGCGTTCGGTGGGCTGGCGGAGTACCGTCGCAACCTGATCCGGTACACGGATCTGTCGTCGACGAGTGGCTGGACGCCGACGTCTGGCAATTCGACGTCGGAGGGTGGGCGTCTCAAGCTGACCCAGACGGCGACAAACCCGGTGCGGTTGGGGTACACGACGGGCCTCGGCGACTCGAAGGCGGCTGGCAACTACATCGCATCGTTCCGCGCGCAGACGTCGGAAGTCACGGCGATCACGGGCGTCCGGGTGTACCTGTACGACTCCGCCTCCGCGACCATTCGCGCGCAGCTCTCTCTCCCGCTGGTCGCGGGCGGTGCGGATAACCGCTACGACTTCCCGCTCACCGCCACGGGCGTCTTCAACGTCGTGTACATGGAGTTCTACGGGGCCAGCATTCCTGCTGGCGTGATCGGCTACATCTCTGAGCCGATGCTGGAAGCGGGTACCCTGGTGCGTCCGTCGTTCGGCGGAAACCGTCGTCCTCGGCTTCGCCGGAACCTGGCCCTGAACCCCCGCGCCATCGGTGCTGGCGGGACGGGGTGGCAGTCGAACAGTGCGCCCACGAACCCCCTCGTGCGAGGGGTAGTCCCGCCCGTGCCTCACCCTCTGGGAATCCAGACGGCGGCGATGCAGTCCTCGACGGGTACGAACTCTGCCCTCGTCACGCTCTACAACATCGACTCGCTCCTCAACACGGGCACGCCCGCCCGGACAGTGAGCGTGTGGATGCTCATCACGGAGCCGGGGTACAGCTCGTACGGGGTGACCTTGGAGCCGAACGTGTGGACGTTCATCCGCGGGGCGCAGATCGGAGTGGGCGGACACGCGGGGTTCTACGCGAACAAGAACACGGGGAACGCCTCGACCACGGTGCGCGCGTACATGACGGGCGCTCTCGTCGAGGCCGGGACCACCTACTCGGATGAGTACTTCGACGGTTCGATCACCGCGCGCGCGGGCTACAAGAACGCATGGCTGGGGGCCGAGAACAACTCCGCTTCCGCCGTCTACGACGACGACCTGGACGTGTCGTGGACGGGCACGGTCGGCGCTTCCGAATCGATCCTTGCTGGTCAGCGCGTCGCAGGCGTCTCGTACAGCGGGTGCGTCGCCATCCAGTCGAAGCGGTGGCGGAAGGACGGGACGTACTCCCTGCGCCTGATCGCCACGAGCGAGTCGAGCAACACGAACTTCGCGATCATCAACGCCTCCGGCTCCTCGCCCGAGCGTGGCACGGTGACGATGACCCGGTACCAGGAGGCGGCGATCACCGGCTCCATCTGGGCCGCGGGCATCGGTCGCATCTACTGGAACCCGACCCCGCAGATCTTCTCGAACACGGCACCGAACGGTCCGGGCGAGACGGTCCTGCGCGCCTACGCACCGCCGGTCCCCGGCCTGGCGAGCACGGTCATCCTCCCGCACGGTGGCACTGCGGGTCAGCCGGACGTTTGGTACGACTTGGCGGCGATCTTCCCGAACGAGGACTACGACGGTCCGGCGTTCACGGGCGACTTCCCGGAGGTCGATGGAATCGCGTACCGGTGGGATGGCACCCCTGGTGCGTCGAACTCGCTCATGTACATCCCTGCCGGGCCGCAGGGCATCACCTACTACTGTGACGTGAACTGGCACACGTCGAGGAACGACGAGTGCTACGAACGGCTCCGCTACGCCCTCGATGAGGAGACGACCTACGAGGCTGAGAACATCCCCGAGGACGCCCCGTGGTACTCCCACGCCTCGGGCTACAGCTACCCGGCCTCCCCGTCGCGGAAGTTCCTCGGGGCGTACTGCCTCTCGGCAAGCGCGCTGTCGGACTCGACCCGTGAGGTCACGATCACCGAGGGCATCCTCAGTGGTGGTGTGCTCGGGCGCGAGCGGCTCGCGGTACCGCGGTTCCGATTCCGTGTCATGCTCACGGCGGTGGACGAGGAGGGTCTGGAGTACGGCAAGGCGTGGCTCTCGAAGGCCCTCTCCGAGCAGTCGTGTTCCACGCATGGTCCGTCCTGCGGCTCCTCTGACCTGACGTTCTTCGCGGACTGCCCGCCCGTCCCGGACTTCAACGGTCCCAACGGGGCGTTCGACGAGCGCATTGATCTGCTCTCGCGGATGTACCACGACGTGAAGTGCATCGAGGGTCCGATCACCACGGACACGTTCCACCGTGCGGAGAACTCGTGGGGTGCCATCGTCGAGTTCACGCTCGCCGCGGGTGTCCCGAACATGTTCGGTGTCGCGGCGGAGTACCAGCCCATCGTGCAGGATGGCGAGACGATCATCCAGGACGTTCCGATCAACTACCTCCCGTACCCGTCGGCTGAGCTTGCGGGAGCGGACATCACGGTGGCGACGAACTATGTCGTCAACCCTTCGGTGGAGGCGGTCGGGACGGGCTGGGCGGCGGGAGCCGACGGGACGAACATCATCCCTGGCACGTTCACCTCCGGACGTGTGACGGGCGAGTTGGCCGCTGTCGGCACGGCTTCCTACCGGTCGGTGTTCACCGCAACTGGTGCCGGTTCGGCAGGTCAGCTGTACCTCCAGCAGGAGGTGGACCTGAGCACCCGGCCCGCGAACTCGAAGGTTTCGATCAGCATGTGGGCGGCTGGGGTCATCCAGGCGGGGACCCCCACGCTGGGGACGATTGACTTCGTCGCGTACTGGCGTGCTACCCCCGGCGGTGCCGTGGTTCGCACTGATCCTCTCGGGAGCGTCGCCGCGAACGGGGGCGCTATTTCCGCCAAGGGACTCACTCCCCCGGTCGGCGCTACCGTAGTCCTGGTGCGTGCCATCCTGAACATCCCCTCCTGGCCTGCGGGTACGGTCGTGCGTGAGTACGCCGATGCGCTCGCCGTGACAGTACCGTAGGAGTCACCATGGGAACCGTTCGTATCGCCTCGTCGCAGGTTTCTCCGGCGACCACGTTCTACCTCGAAGCCGACCATGTGGAAACCGACACGAAGAACCGTCGGTGGCGGGTGCGGTTCTACCTGCGTGCGGTGAACGGACCCGGCGGCTCGACGGCGTCGCGATACGAAGGTTCCGGCGTGCAGATCGGTCGGGTCCGTGGGTCCGAGTTCCGCCGCCACGCGGCGACCCCGTTCCTGCCGGGCGGATACCAGAACGGGGCAACGCGCTGGAACGACGGCCCCTGGGATGTGTGGGTCAACGCGAACGCGGCAGGCTGGGTGTCGGGCACCTCGGCGCGTCTGGATCTCCAGATGCAGCTCGCGTACGGAAACGTCAACACGACGCCGACCGGGTTCATCAACCTGCCCCGCATCGGCACCGTGCCGCCTGCCCCGACGCCGCTCCCGACGACGCCGGATCAGATCACGGCGACGACGATGCGCTACCAGTTCTCCGGCAACGGGGACGGTGGCAACGCGATCATCCGCTGGGAGTACCGCTACTCCACTTCCCCGACGTTCGCTTCGGGCAACAGCGCGTGGATCGCATCGAGCGGTACGTCCATCATCTCGGGGCTGACCCCGAACACGACGTACTACCTCCAGTCTCGCGGGGTGAACTCGTTCGGTAACGGTGCGGTATCGGCGACCCGTTCCGGCAAGACTCTCGTCGGCGACACCCCTGGGATGCTTGTGGTGCCGTCCCTCGATGGCACCAAGGCGACAGTGACGCTGACGCCCCCTCCGACGATCCCGTCTCCCACGGGCTACCGGCTGGAGTACCGCCTCCTCGGCACCACGAACGCCACGGCTATCGACACGGGTGCCTCGACGACGGTGGCACCCCTGAACCCTGGCGCGACGTACCAGTGGCGCGCGGCAGCGAAGGTGGGGACGTACACCGGTCCGTTCACTGCATGGACTTCCGTCGTCCAGCCGAACACGAACACGAACCCCGGCGACTACTTCGATGGGGCGACTGCTGCGCGTGCCGACCTGACGTTCGCCTGGAACGGAACGGTCAACAACTCCACGTCCCGCGCCATCGGCAAGGCCGTCCTCGGGTGGGGCAACTTCGCCAGCGGCAGCAGCGTGTCGGGCGGCACGGGCACCGTGTCCCGTGTCACGGGTGGGCGTTCCCAGCAGTTCGCGGCGCGTGTCGAGTTCTGGACGCCGACCACCGCGGCGGGCTTCCACGCTGGCACTGGCACTGCCGCGGGTCAGACTTTCCCCGCGCTCCAGGATGCGACGTACGCGGGCCTGGCGCACGTTCGCCTCCCTGACCGGGGTCAGCGCCTTGCCGCGATGTTCCTCTGGCTGAACGGAGCTGGCACTGAGGTTGGCCGTTCCATCGGTACGGCTGTCGACGTGGGTGCGAGCGCTGAGGTGTGGACGCCGCTTCGCGTGATCGGCACCCCGCCTCCGGGAGCCGTGGCGGGAGCGGTGCGTGTCATCGACGTTGCGGGCGTCGGCTGGTCGGTGTGGAACTCGGGTGACCGTCTCCTGATCGACGACGTCATCACCCCGTTCGGCGACTTCTACTTCGACGGCAGCACCCCTGACACCGCCGAGTGGCTGTTCTCCTGGGATGGCACCGCGAACGGTAGCGCGAGCCGCGCGGTCGCGAACACGGCAGCTCCCCCCAACCCTCTCCTCGACCCTGACTGTCCTCCCGTCCCCGCTCCGCCGCGCCCGCCGGACGTGAACAACATCTGCGTGGAGGACGACGTCACCGAGTGGCGGCGCTTCTGGCAGGAGATCCCCGCCCTGTACGTCCCGACGTGGGTGGACACGGTGCCGATCCTCAAGGTGGAGACGACGACGGCTGTACGGCTGGTGCGCGTGCGCTACTACCCGAACCCGTTCGGTCGCTCGCTGGACCAGCTCGAACGTGACGGGTACTGCTCGGAGCAGATCATCTCGTACATCCCCGGCGACACGATCTTCACTCTCGATGGTGTCAGCCAGCGTGCTTTCGCGGAGGTGACGGGGTCGGCGGCGACGCTCTCCGCTGACCACCTCCTCCAGGGGAACAACAACCTGTGGCCGGTCCTCGGCTGCGGGATCGACTACTACGTGTCGGTCGACGTGCCCACGGACACTCCGGCCAACGCGCTCACGATGGGGTACACCCTGGTTCAGAGGTACGCATGAGTCTCGAAGCCGGTTGCGTCACCACGCACTCCGCCTACATCTACGACCGCGGCGGGAAGAACCGTATCGCTCAGCTCACGGACCTGTCGCTGGTGAAGTGGGGCCGTCGCCGCGATCAGGTGTCGGAGGCGCAGATCCGTGTGTCCGGTTCGGCGTGCTCGGAGCAGGCGGACACTCTCTCCGCCATCGAACCGAAGCGGCATGAGCTGGTCATCTTCCGCGGCGATGAGCGCGTGTGGGAGGGGCCGATCTGGCGGGTCGCGTGGGGGTCGGACACCGTGGAGGTGTTCGCTCACGATGTCGGCGCGTACCTGAACGGCACCCCGATGACGCAGGCGTACAACAACGCGTACCCGAACGTGACCGAGGTGAGCACTCGCATCGGCGGGATCATCGAGTACGAGATGTTCGTCTGGGAGGCGCTTGACCCGCCCGCGAACGTGCTCCCGTACCTCACGGTGCATCACTACCCGAACGAGGCGGAGACGACGGCGGTCACGAAGGCGTACGAGATGACGGTGGGCGAACACCTCGATGCTCTGGCTCACCGCTCCGGCATCGACTTCACGACGGTGGGTCGCGCCATCCACATCTGGGACACGTCGCGCTCGCTGGGCACGTTCCCTCGGGCGTGGACGGAGGCGGACTTCTTCGGCCAGATCGTCATCACCGCGTATGGTGCCGACCACACCGAGGTCGCGTTCGTCGTGGCGGAGGATGGCCGGTTCGGCAGGGCCGCGGCATCGCCGACGACGGAGGCGTACTACGGCCCGTGGACGAAGATCTTCACCGTGTACAACGAGGAGGGCACGGCGGGTCCGACACAGGCGGAACTCACCAGCCAGGCTCAGCGGAACGTCGTCGGTCGGTCCCCGGTTCCGGTAGAGGTTCGCATCCCGGACAACTCCAGCATCCGCCTCTCGCACGATCTCGGGATCAACGACCTCGTCTGCGGTGTCCAGGTGCCGCTCCGCGCTACTCTGAATGCCAGGAAGCTGTCTCAGTTGCAGAAGATCGACATCGTCACCGTGACCGAGGTGGCGGAGGGTGAGACGATTCAGGTCACCTTGAGTCCGGCAAACAGGCCGGACGAAGAAGGAGAGGGATAGTAGCCATGGCCCGTTGCCAGTGCGCAGGATCGTCTTGCAGTTGCAGCGTCGTCTCGGGGTCCGGGATCAACGTCTCTGGTGTCGGCTCGGCGAACCAGCCGTACGTCATCGAGTCGGTCCCGAACGTCTTCGACGTGTCGATGAACTCGTCCAGCCCGCCGTACCGCATCAACGCGCAGTTCCAGTCCGAGGTCGAGTCTCAGGCGCTGTTCATGGTGGAGATGGCGGACGGCTACACGGGCCTCATCATGCTCCCGGATGGCACCTCCTCGTACCCGTTCCCGGTGCGCGGTGCTGTCATCGACGTCATCGTGAACGGCACCCTCGGCGGCAGCTCGGGTGTCACGTTCGGCGGCTACACGGTCACCTGGTTCGGCCCCGCTCCGACCACCTCGACTCTCGGCTGGTACCACTTCGTCTGGACCGGGTTCACGTTTGCGGGGACCTGGACGCCGTACCGCTGATGTCTGGCGTCCAGAACGACAAGTCGTTCGAGGGGATGCTGCGGGAGATGCGCAGCAATATCACCGAACTCCAGCGTCGACAGACGGGCGCTCCTGCCGGTCTGACACCGATTTTCCCGACACCGGATTCCCTGGTCGGCGCGTTCGTCCAGCCTGACGGGACCATCCTCCTGACAGGTACCGCGGGTTCCTGGGTGCAGCTCCCGCGGATCTTCCGCGATGACTTCGCGGGCTACAAGATCGTCTTCTCGATGAAGACGACTGGCGGCATCGCTTCGTCGCCGCTCTTCCGGATGATGCAGGGCACGACGATGGACACCGGGGGAACCTCCTACGCGAACACGCGGGCGTTCATCGGCCTCGATGGCATCGTGGCCTCGGCGTTCTCGTTCAACGGGTACGGGATGCTGACCAACGGCGGTGACTCCGGTCCGGCGACGGGCACGATGGAGGTCATCGCCCCGTACAAGGCGTTCGAGCGGACCGCGGTGACGTTCTCCACGAACCAGGCCGGGGTGAACCATTGGGGTGGTTCGACGTACACGGCCAACGCCGCGCAGGATGGGATCGCTTTCCAGCGCGGTCCGGCGTCGACGACGACCGACGGCTGGCTCAAGATCTTCGGGTATCGGTGACGGTCTGCCTCATGTGTGGACGCCCTTCCCGCCAGTAGACTTTCGCTCATGAATGTGTGGGAGTGGGTTACGACGACCGCCTCGGTCGACAACATTCTCACGACCCTCGGACTGGGTGCGCTCGCCTTCCTCTTCGCGCGTGACCTGATCCTCACGAAGGGGCAGCACCTCCGCCGAGTCCAGGACCTCATCGCGCATCACGAGCGCGAGTTGAAGGGTAAGGACGACCGCATCGCGGATGCTCGGGAGGCCGCGAAGAACCATGAGGAAGCCGCGCGGATTGAGCGTGCGCGTGCCGACAAGGGTTGGGAGTCGCTGGGCGAGATTGCGCAGAGTCTGGCTCAGATTCGCCACGTTCTGGAATCCTTGGATCACGCTCTCTCCGCTCCTGATAGGAGTGCGAAATGACCGAGCGCGACGACGACAAGGAAGCCCTGGAAGAGTCTCGGAAGGCGCTCGACCGGGCGCGCCGCGCCAACGCCGACGCGGACGCCACTCTGGCGGAGCTTCACAAGACGAGTATTGGTATCCGTGTGGTTGTGGAACGGAACGGTTATGTCGACCGCTTCCGCAAGGTATTGAGGGGGGCCTGACGTGTTTCCGTTGGAGCCGAGCGACGTGATGTTGCTCATCGATTTCGTGCTGGCTGTCTTTCTGATGGGCTACTTCGCCCTGGGCAGTCCGCGGGTTTGGTACAAGGACCGTCTCGGCTGGGTGATCTTCGGCTACGCCGTGGTGACCGTCGCCTTCATCGGCCTGATCGCGTACGCCATCATCACGGGCGAGAAGATCGACGAGCCTGCGAGGTTCGCAGTTGGACTCCTCATGGCGGGGGCGCTTGTCGCGAAGATCTGGGCAGTGTACCGTGAGCGGCGCGAAGGCCGTCTCAGCAAGTTCGAGAACCCTGACACTCACAAGGAGAAGCGATGACCATCCCCAACACCGATGCGGTCAAGGCCGCGACGGACATCTGGTACAAGGGCAAGCGAGTCCTCCGTACTCTCGTGCAGGTCGCGATCCCCGCGTTCCTGTCGTTCGCTCTCGTGCTCCCGGCGATCATCGAAGCGCTCGGCCTCCCGGCGGATGCGGAGCTTCGGCTCTGGCTCTTGGCGGTGGCGGCTGGCGTGACCGCGGTGGCTGGTGCGATCACCCGTGTGATGGCGATCCCCGCTGTGAACGCGTGGCTCATCAAGATCGGCCTCGGGTCTGTCCCCCAGGAGGCTGTGCGGATCTCCCCCGCGACCGGCAACGTGACGGTCGCACCCGACCCGAAAGGAAACTGACATGGCCTACAACTACACGACGGTCAACGGCAAGCGTGTCGAGAAGAACGTTGCCGCCGCGTTCCAGAAGATGCGCGCCGCCTTCAAGGCGGAGACTGGCCTGGACCTGCTGGTGTCGGATGGCACCCGCACTCGCGCGGAGCAGCAGAAGCTCTGGGACGACTACCAGGCGGGTCGCGGTCCTCGCGCCGCTCACCCGGATGACCCGAAGGCGTACCACGTCGAGTCGGGTCCGACGGGTCCGCGCGCGCTGGACATCCGTGACAGCGGTGCCGATGCGGGCGTGACCCGGTACGGCAACCGGCGCTCGGCGTGGATTCGCGACAACGCGGGTCGGTTCGGGTTCGACCCGGCTGGCTACAACCACTACAACGAGCCGTGGCACATCGAGTACCGCGGCGCGCTGGACACGGGCGGCGGCACGAAGCCCCCGGCTGGCGGCGGCGGCAACACCGCCAAGGGTGGCAAGCTCGCTGGCACCCGCTGGTACGGCATCCAGAAGATGCTCCGGAGCGACTTCGGGTACCGCGGCGGGATCGACAACATCCCCGGTGGCGGGAGCATCTCCGCGTTCCAGCGCTTCCTGAACGCGAAGGGCTACGCTCAGCGCGCAGGTGTCGGACGCCTGGCAGAGGATGGCATCGACGGCGTGAACACGGCGAAGGCCGCGCAGCAGTGGCTCAAGGAGCGCTGGGGCTACACGGGCGCTATCGATGGCATCTTCGGCGGCGGCTCGAAGGCCGCGTGGCAGCGTGCGGAGACGGCGAACTGGAACGCCTACCGTTGATCCGCTGAACGGCAGAAGCCCCCACCCGTTGTCGTCACGGGTGGGGGCTTCTTTGTGGTCAGACGCCGAACCCCCAACGGTAGAGCGCGGCGATGAGCGGGATGCCCACGATGACCGCGATGAACAGGCCGATGAAGACGAACAACATCGCCATGGCCGCGTGCCGACGCGACCGCTTTTCGGCCAGGACAAGTTCCAACTGCTCGGGCGTGTACTTCGACAGGTCGTCGTCGTTGCCGTGGCGGTCGATGCTCACTTCGTTCAAGGTCACGTCATCCATTCTCTTCGTTCGGCGGCACTCATCCCGGACGAGCAGTCCTTGCAGAGTCCGGTCCGTTTCTTGTTCTTGTTGGACCCGTGCGTGGCCCGCATGACACCACAGCGGGGGCACGGTTGGCGGTCTACGGATGGTGCGCGGACCGAGAAGATCCGCGACCCGAAGACCCTACCGTTCGCCACTCCGCCCGTCCTGCATGGAGCGAACCAGCGAGAGGGCGGCGAGGATTTCCGGCTCCTTCATGAGAGTGGCGCTCTCTTCGGGAGTGACCTCGACGAGCGACCAGACCCCGTCAGTGAGCTTGTACCAGGCGAGGGTGCCGCAGTACGCGCAGATGGACAGGTCGTCGGGTTCGGGGATGGCCCCGGTCCCGTCGATGTCTTCGTGCCCGTCGTTCGGGGAGTCGCAGTTGGGGCACTGGACGGGGATGCGTACGGGCGTCACCGCTTCACCTTCTTCGTGGCGACAAGGACACTGTCGTCCACGGCGTCGTCGTCGTCGATGTCGTGGGCGAGTTCTCCGCTGATGTTGATGGCTCCCGTCTTCACGGACACCGGCTGGTATCCGACCTCGGGCTTGGGTTCCGGCTCCGGCGGGGTGACGACTCCGAGGATCGCACCATCTCCTGCGGATGCCACCTCTGCACCGAGTGCGGCGTACCCGGCGATGTCCGCCCACGAGTCGGGGTGGTTCGGAGTCTCGGTGAGTCGGGAGATCTTGAGGCCGATCATGCAGAGCGCCACCTGGTCCGGGTCGACTTCGACGCCGAGGATCTGTGACCAGATCACGGCGGCCAGTCCGAAGTTCTGCTTGGGGTCGCCGTAGGTCTGCTGTCGCGGACCGTTGACGGCGTCGTTCGCGGCCTGGAGTGTTTCGTCGCGGTTCATGATTCTCCTTCTGTGGGTTTGCGCCATACGCGCATCTCGTACTCCATGCCGACGGCATGAAGGACAGCGAGCTTTTCGTTCATCATGCGGAGGATGTGGGGGCCGAAGAGTTCTTCGAGGTCGACCACCCATGAGTCGCGCTCATCGATGAAGTCGACGTGCGGGGCTACGTTCTCCCCCACCCAGGCCGGGTCCGCTGTTTCCCCGATGGTCTTGCCGGGGTTCTGATACGGGCCGTCTTCGCCTTGGTGGTCATCGACGAACGGGTGTCCGATGTCGCTGTGGGTGTCGGAGTCGCAGATGGTGCAGTGGAGGAGTGGCTGTAGCCACGCGCTGCAATCCGTGCATTTCCGGCCCCCGCTGGGGAACGCCTCCCACGACTCGTGTTTGCATCCCGGCTCCCGGAGCTTCACCTCAACGTCGGGGACAGGTCCACTGTCGAACTTGTCCGCTGGGAGCGGGTGCGCCTTGACCTCTTCGTGGAGTCGGGTGATCTCCTCGTCGGCGACCCAGATCTTTGCTGGGCCTTTCCGCTTCCCCTCGGGGTGGTGGCGGTACCCGAGTTGGTAGAGCGCTTTCTCGGCGGTCATCCCTGCCATGTAGCCGGTCAGCATGCTGGTCGTCGCTTCCAACGGCCAGCCTCGGGAGAACATCTCTTCCCGCGCTTGTTTCATCACACGGGGAGTGACCGGCGCGAGGATGTGCGCACCGTACCCTTCGCCCGCCACCATGGTCAGCGGCTTCTTGTCGAGCGGGTGGGTGAGGCCGATGCGTCGGAGTGCGGCCATGTCGTTCGCGAGTGACCGGTGATCCGATGGGGTGTTGTGGATCGTGAACGTCCCTTTGGTGGGGGGTGGTCCGTAGATCATGATCCCCTTCTTGATCTTCTTGACCGTGGCACCTTGGCTTTCCAGGTGCCGGATCAGTGTGTCTTGCGCACCCATGACAGTCCGTCCTTCCTGGCCTGTTCGACCATGCTCTTGTGGGTGAGGATCGCGCCCTCTTCGGTGTGGGAGCGTCGCGTCCGGTCGTGGTCGATCTTGCCCTCGATCATGATGACGGACTCGAAGATGCCGTCCCGGAACGGGAGGGACATACCTTCCCAGATGGTGCTCACGGAGACTCCGGGGACCACGTCGAGATCGAACGCGACTCCCCGGATGGATGCATCCTCGTAGGCGGTGGCCCACTCTTCGAGTGTCATCGGCTCACCCTTGCGGCTGATGAAGTCGGTCATCTTTCTACCTCCGCTTCATGAAGGCGATGCGCAGTTCTTCGCGTTTCTCTGCCGCCTCGCCGATAGTGATTGGTTCGTCTAGGCGACCTTGGCGTGCGGCCTGGTGTTCCAGCAACGCGTCGATCACCATGTCGATGTCCTCGAACGAGATGCCGAGAACTCCAGGATTGCCACCCCCGTAGGCGTATTGAACGTCAATGAAGCTCGACGGGAAGGATTCGTTTTTCGTCTGGCTTGTCACCTTCACGGATCGGACGGGACTCACCGCACTCATCTTGGTGACGAGCTTCCCGACGGTGGGTTCTAGGCTCAGTTCGGTGCTCATGCCAGCGTCCTTTCTCCGGTGCGCTTCGCGGCCTCGGTCCAGAGGAACGTCCCCTTGAGGCCGGACCGGCGGAGGGCGATGGCGTCATCCTCTCCGTACGCGGCGAGCGCGCGGGGAGCGGCGGATGCCTTGTCGGGTTGGCCGGTTCCGTCGAGCAGTGCGATGCGCCCTTCGAGGAAGAGGACCGCGGTGGCGTGCCCGAAGACGTACCGTTGGAACAGCGTGGTGTCGGGTCGCGCGCCGAGGAACGCGGTGCCGTGGTGGTGGTTAGCCATGCTCGTCATGTACGCCCGCTGGAACGGGCCGTACGGGAGGTTGAGCCACACTCGCCCGATCATCGGGTTGTCAGGGCTGCTGTGTCCCGACTCTCCGATGTACATCCCGAACGAGCCGAGCGCCTCCATGATGTGGAGTGGTGTGCGCCAGGGGTTGTCAGGCATCTTCTGGGTCCTTCCCGAATGAGAGGAGTGTCCTCGCGAGGGCGCTTTCGATCACCGCGGGGTCAACGGCTTCGAGCTTGGGGAGCATGTCGAGGATGAACCCGACCACGTATCCGCATGCAAGAGTCTCGCTTCTGGTGGTCGTCGGCTTGAACGCGACTCGCTCCAGTCGCTCTTTGAGTTCGTGCAAACCGGTCACGAGTTCGTCGCGCTTCGTCATATCGCCCTGCCTTTCGTGGGTGCCTGCCGCTGTGGCGAGCTATCGGGGTTCCGCTGGGGTAGTTGGGCCTCCGGAAGATTCCAGGCCCTCAGATCGGCTCAGAGAGATTCGCTCCTTCTCCCATGCCCGCTCGTATGGGGTGAGGTAGGTGATCGATCCGATGGCTCCGAGCACCGACGCGAGGACGACGAGTCCCATGCCGAGGCTGAGCCGGGCGAGCATGCCCTGGTCGTAGCCGATCAGCGCCGTGGCTGTGAGCAGCCCTGCTCCGGCCACGAGGCACACGCCAGCAAGCACGCTGGCGACGATCCATGTGTACAGCTTCATGCGTCCTCCTTCACTGGTAGTGGGAAGTCCGGGAACCCGGACACCCACGGTTCGACGAGGTTGATGTAGTCCTCGATGCCGTACTCGCCGTCGCCGACGAGGTCAACGGTCGCGACCCCGTACCCGACTCGGGCGAGGATCAGCGAGATCGCCAGGGCCTCACCCTGGGAGTGGTCCCAGACGTGAGTCCATGCCGCCTTGCGGAGCCGCTCGCTGAACCGGACAGCGTCGCTTTCGATCCCGGCAACCCGAGCCGCCCGTGTCGCATGGATCAGGGCGAGCGATGCCGCCGCCATCTTCTTCATGCCACCGGACGCGGCGATGATCTTCGTCGCCCGCTCCTTCGTGAGCTTCGGGATGAGCGTGTGCTCGATGTACTCGACGACGTTCTCCGCGCTCACTTCTTCACCTGCGTCACGTACAGCATGGGCCGCTTCTCGGACCCTGCCCAGGTCACCGCCAGCCCGCCGGGAGTCTTCCCGCTCACGCCGATCAGCTTCTCCCGGACCTTGTCCTTCGCCTCCGTTGCCGCCTTGACCTCGGCGCGGAGTGCGTCGTACAGCTCGACCGCGGTGATCGTGTCCTCGTCGGTAATGTCCTCATCGGGCACCCACTCGGACCCCTTCCAGCACAGGTCGCGGAACGGGCACATCACCTTCGGCGAGTAGCAGAACGGCGGCGTCTTGTCGCGGAGGGTGCGGGCGTACTGCACGTCGCCCTGGTCGATCATCTCCTGCACCTGCACGACTTCGTCGAGTCGCTCCACGCACTTGTCGATGAAGTCGAGGATGGTCTCCCACGACAGCTCGACCTCGTGAAGTTCCTGCTCGTTCCCGGCGCGGTCCACGTAGATCAGGTGAGCCGTCGCGCCCTCGCTGAGAACACCCGCTTGCACGAGTCCGACCGTGTAGACGCTGATCTGGATCAGGTTCTCCAGCGACGGACCCTCGCGACGTGTCGCGTACAGCCCGTCCTTCGACTTCGCGTCGACCACGGCGTTCTCGTCGATGAGGACGATGTCCGCGTGACCGGACACCTTCAACCCGTTCGGCAAGCTCGCTGTCACGGGCACTTCGGTGAGTGCGCCCATGTACTGCTCGGCGACCGTTTCCAGGTGCGTGCCAAGCAGGGTGCCGACGACAGCCGCGGTGGGCCACTCGTCCGCTTCCTGCATCGGAGCGCCGACCATGACGTTCCGCACGTACTCGCGACATCCGCCCAGTTCGGACGGGCCAAGCCGGACCTGCTTGTTGCGGGGCTTCGCGTTCTCGAAGTCCTTGAGCGCCTGGAGGAACCGATCAGCCAGGGGCATTCGTCTCGTCCTTCACGTTCACCGCGGCCTGCAACCGGTTCGCCCGCGCTTCCGCTTCCGACTTGACCTTCTCTTCGTCGATGTACTGCGGGGACTCCGGGTCGGCGGTCTGGAGCGTGCCCTTGACGAGGGCCTGCGTACTCCCCTTGTCGTAGAGGCCGAGGCCGAGACGATCACCGAGGCTGATGACGGCGCGACGCAGGGCGTACGACTCGACGGACGTGACGGCCATGGCGTGAGCCTCTCCGCGGTCCGGAAGGATGCTGTTCGCCTCAGCGTGAGCGCCGACGAACGAGGCGACCGGGTTGCCCCAGTAGTCGCGGATGTTCACACGGACACGGGCCATGTAGCATGCCCGCCAGTACTCCTTGCCGTCCTTCTCCTGTGACGACTCCCAGAGGAAGGCCATCTCTTCGGTCTGCGCGTCCCAGTTCCCGTACCCGAAGATGCGGGTCAGCTCGGCGCGCACTTCGTGCTGAGCCATGTACGTGAGCTTGCCCTGCTTCTTGTCGACATGGTTCGGGTCGATGGCCTTCAACAGCCTCCCGATCTGCTTCTTCGTCAGCCCGCTTTTCTCAGCCATTCGCCATCGCCTTTCGTTCGCGGTACGCCCGCATCGTCTCTACCGCGCACTTCCGACACTTCCGGCGGGTGATCCCTGACGCCGTCGTGTAGAGGTACGTGTTGCTCTTCGTGAGCTTGTGGCCGTGGCGACAGTAGCCGCGACCGTGCTCACCCTTCCTGTTCCGGGCGAGACGTTCCTGGTAGCACGTCTTGCACCGGTAGTCCCCGTGGACCTCGATGTTCTCCGGTGTGTACTCGTGCCCGTTGGGGCAGTGAGTCCGGACCGGGCGGGAACGCCGCATCGACCACTCGAAGTGATGCGGGTTCATGCACCCGGAAGTCGGGCATGCCGCGAGCAGGCTGTGAGCCGTCTCACCGACGGTGCGGTAGAGGAGATGGCGCGGGAGTGATCTCCTCTTGCCGTCCTCACCCTTCACTCGCGGCATGCCAGTCTGTGGGCGGACGCTGGGGTTCAGCACGAGACACACGTCTCGGTCGTTCTCCAGCGCCCGGACCATGTCTTCGACGATCCACGCGTCCAGCCGTCGTCTCATGGCCGCGTCCCGTTGATGAGGGCGACGAGGTCGCGGAGCGTGAGTGTCACCCACTGTTCCGCCGGGTCGCCCTTGCCGTGCCTCTTGTGGGCGATCACCGCGGCAAGTGCGCTGTCGTTCACGCGCTCCTGCTCGGCTTCGTTCGCCCACGTTCCGAGGCTGATCCTCGCCGTGTCCTTGCACTCGATCACGACGCGCTCACCGTGGACGCGGAGTCCGGCGATGTCGCCCTTGTCCTTCGCCCCGGTCTTCACGCGCCGGTCGATGCGGTCGTCCACATGCTCGGCGAGGTAGTCGGCTACGTCGCGCTCGAACTTGGAACCAGCCTTCTTCGCGCTGGCATTCGAGCGTCCCATGTCACCAGGGGGTTTCTTCGCCGGTCACGTTCCAACCGTCGCCGCCGCTGTTGTCAGCGACCTGACCGCGGGGTGCGTTCTGCACAGCCTGCACGTTGGTCCAGGCGAGCGACAGACCGATCTCGTCGATCATGATGATGTTCTCGGTCTTGAGGACACCGGAGGTCTTGTCGGTCCAGGTGTTCGGCTTCATCGTGCCGTAGACGATGACACGCTGGCCCTTCTTGAGGGAGTGAGCGATGTGCTCGGCGGTGTTCTGGAAGGCAGAGCACTTGTAGAAGAGAGCCTCCCCGTCCTTCCACTCCTTCGTCTCCTGGTCGTAGACCCGCGGGTTCACGGCGACCGTGATGTTGACCACGGGCTTGCCCTGGCCTGTCTGTCGAAGCTCGGGATCGTATGTCAGATTCCCGGCGATGGTGATGGCTGACGTCAGTGCCAAGGTGGTGCTCCTTCGGTTGTCTCCCCCACAATACTTATATTGTACCACAGGTAATACCGTGGTGTCAATTTCAGAACAGTGGTGCTGTCGTCTCAGAGACGTCCGCCGCGCGGATGTGCGTGTAGTCGAGGAGCCGTTCGAGCGCCTCCTGCTTCGAGGTGAACGGACCGAGGTTCGCCCCCACAAGGGTCTGCGCGAACCACCTCTTGGGGGTGAGGCCGTCGATGTTCACGCGTTCCTGGAACAGGTCCCCGACGTACCGGTGGCCCCGGTCGATGGGCACCGCGAGGAGTCCGTCCTTCTCGACAAGGTCCAGCGCCTGGACGCGCCCCTTGTCGACGGAGATGATCGCTGGTCGCTTCTTCATGGTCGCCCTCTCAGCCGATGGTCGCGGGCATCCAGGGGTACTCGCCCTCGACGCCACGTCTGATGATGCGCGGCCAAGCACGCTGTTCACGGTCACCACGCCAGGGGACGAGGATCGCCATGTCGGGATCGTTCTGCATCTTGCGGAGGCCGTAGCCGAACTCCGGCCACCCGAGGAGTGCGGAGGAACCACGGGGTGCCAGGTCCCTTTCGCCGCCGGACGCCTTCGACTTCCCGGCGTGCGCCTCCATGAGGAGCGCGACACCACGTTCGCGGAGGCCGTCGAGCGCGGCGAGCAACGGTGCGGCGTCGTCGTCGTTCGTGACCTCCTTCGGCATGAGCTTGTAGAGCGGGCCGAGGAACACGATGTCCGGGTTGTGGGTGTCGATCCACCTGTGGACGATGTCGATGTGCGCCTGCTGCGTGAAGTCGAGACGGTAGCCCGCCTGGACGATCACGTTCTCCCGCGGCGACCGCTGCCCCGCGCGCTCCGCGATGCTCGTGATGTACCGCGTGGACCTCTGCCACTGGAGTTCCGTGTTCTCCGCGTCGATGGCGAGGACCGTCACCGGGGGGATCTGGATGTACGAGTAGAACGGGTTCAGCCCGGCGGCGGCAGTAATCATCACCTGCCGCATCCAGTGCGACTTGCCTCCACCTTCCTCGCCGGTCAGCATGAACCTCTCGTGCCGTTCGAGCAGGTCGGGGATGATCCAGTCACGGTCCTGCTGTTCGGCGTCCTGGATCTCGGCCAGCGTCTTCGGGTTGAAGTTCTCGATGGCGGCGGCGGCGAACGCGGCACCGTCACGCCGCTTCGCTTCGCGGGTGATGCGCCAGATGCGCTGCTGCTCGATCACCTGCTGCTCGAACTCGGGGTCGCCGGGGATCTCCTGGAACTCGGCGACGGTGAGGCCCATCAGTAAGTGGTCTGTCGCGTCCTTCCCAGACATGGCCTGGACGACGCGGACGTTGGACCCGTACGCCTCGACGAGGTGGCGGTACAGGCCCTGCGCGCGGGCCAGCCCGGCGTCGTCCTTGTCGGCGACGATGGTGACGCGCGCCGCCTTGGCGACGGGGGAGTAGTCGAACTTCGCCCACGAGTCGACGCCCGCGGCGGAGGAGACGGCGGCGACACCGTGACGCCAGAGAGTGTCAGCGTCCTTCTCGCCCTCGGGAATCCACACGTCCTTCCCGGCGGCGACGACGGCTTCCAGGTCGAAGTCGTCGGGACGGTAGAGGGATGCGCCCTTGCCAGCCCGAGCCTGGGGGCCGGTCTGGTAGAACGTCTTCCGGTTCTCGTCCTTGTCCCACTTGCGTGTGACGGTGCGGACGGTGCGCCCTCCGGGCTTGTCGCGGTACACGTACTCGACGTTGCGCCCGTTGTCGAAGAGGTCGTCCTGGGTGAGGCCGAGTGCGTAGATCGCGTCGGTGACTACCTGCTGGTCGCACCCGGACCGGCACTTGTAGAGCACCATCCCGTTGCCCTCCTGGACGGAGAACGAGGGGTTGCGGTCCTCATGGCCGGGGACGGGGCAGGTTGCTGTCCACCCGTGGGGCGCGTTCTTGACGGTGGCCCCGTTCCTCTGGAGAGCTTCGAGGAGCTTCTCCGTTGCGCGTCCTGTCACGACAGGATGCCGCGGTGGGACGAGCAACGGTAGCCGCCGCTGACAGTGGGCTGTCCCTTGCGGGAGCACCTCTTGCCCTTGCCGGTGATGCCGATGCACTGCCGGGACTTGAGGTCCTCGAACACGGGTTCGGCGGGCTTGCGCGGGTTGCCCTGCGAGTCGTTCGCGAGTTCCGACATGAGCTTCGTGATGCGTGCGCGCCGTTCGTCGTGGTGTTCGGTACACCAGTAGCCGATGCGCTCGGTGCTCTGGGGCTTGTCGCACCCCTCAGTCCAGCACTTCTCGACTCCGAGGATCTGGGTCATATCGTGTACCTCCGCGTGGGGATGCCCGCCTTCTCGGCGAGATCGGCGCACATGCTCGCGCCCCTTGAGTTGTCCTTGATGAACGCCAAGCACAGGTCCGCGCCGGAGTCCACCATCTCCGCGTTGCGGACGAATCCTGCACGCTTACCGAGACTCTCCCAGTTTGCCGGATGTGGCTCAGAAGTAAAGCCGTAGCTCTCATGAAGTTCTGCGGCCATGCGGTCGGCGCCGCGGGCGTCGCCGTGGACGAGGACGTACGGGCCGATCTCTCCGAGTGCTATGCCGAGCGCGTAGGCCAGGATGTCGGGGCGGTCCCAGCCCCGAGAACCCGTGATGAGGACACGTTTCGACGGGTGGTGCAGGTGGTAGTGGTCACAGCCAGGGCACTTTCCCCAGGGCTTGATGTCCCGCGTGACGTGGTTGTGCTTGTCGTCACCAGTCATCATCATCGTCGTCCTCATCTTCGTCGTCACCTTCGAGCCAGTCGGACATGTCCTCCGCCTCGCTCATTGGCCGAGCCTCTTCATCTCGTCCTTGACCATGCGCATGAACTGTTGGCCGACGTCCATCATCCGCTTGATGTCGTCGGGCATTGTCACGCCGCGCACCTTCTCGGCCTCCTCCGCCCGGATCTTCACGGACATGAGCGACGCGCTGAGGATCGCCCACTCTTCCATCGAGAACGCGAGCGTCAGGATGACCGGCTCACCGGGGAGCCTCTCGCTCCCGTCTTCACTCTTCGCCATGCTCTTCCTCCTTCATCGTTTCCATCGCCTCCACGGCGCTCCTCGCGCCTCTCGCGCGGATCTCCTGCACAACCTGCCGTGCCGCTTCGATCTCCCGCTCGAACCCCAGCCAGGCGTCCGGTGTGGTGGACACCCGACCGGGGTTCATGGCGGCATGGTCAGCGCGCTTGCGCCGGATGATCGCGGCGAGGTGGGCGGGCTTGAGGTAGTCCTCCGCGTTGTTGCGGGAGAACTCCCTCAACGCCCACATGCACTCGGCGAGGGTGAACGGGTCGAGGATGACCTGCCACATCTCGACCATGGTGCCGTCGACTCGGCGGTTGTCGAGGACCGCGACTCGGGAGAGCAGGGTCTTGGCCTCGTCGAAGATCACAGGTGCAGCGCCCTGTGGAGAATCTCCAGCGCCCGCTCCCGTGTCTCCGTGTGCAGAGCGTTGTACACCTTCTGCGGGACCTCGCGCAGGTTCGCGTTGTCCTGCTCGACTTCGAAGTGGTGAAGCTCCCGCTCGTGCATGGTCGCGATGGTCGAGGCGAGCGCGTCGGCCAGCTCGGTGATGAGTTCGGCGTACTGGTCTGACTCGCCGCGGAATGCCTGGCCCGCTGCGATCAGATCGGGGATCGTCATGCGGGCCTTGGGCTTGGTCAGCTCGTTGACAGCGAGCTGTGCGGCAAGCGCCCGGCGGGCGATGTCCATCGGGTCGGTCATGAGATTCTCCTCGTCTTCTTCGCGATGCCGGGCTTCGTCTTCCATCGTTCGACGGCCTTGCCCTTGGACGTGACGATCCGGTAGTGCTCCCACCAGTTCCACGTCTGCCGGTCGGCGTGCTTCTGGATCGCCTCCCGGAGCACGCTCACCTGATCCGCACTGTTGGGCAGGTCGCTGTACTCCTGCGGTGCCACCCAGATGTCGCGCACCTCGTCGGTCCTCTCCTGGAGGAGGAACTTCGGTTGGGTCATGAGCGTGCGTCTTCCAGGTGCTTCGCCGAGCGGACATCCACCTTGCGAGCCACCTCCCACAGTGCCTCCGTCGCGATGTGCGGGCCGAACACGCGGCGACCGCGCCACTGGAACGACTCGCGCGCCTCGTGCTCCCAGTAGCCCTTGTACAGACCGAAGACCGTCTGGACAAGTTCGCTGTCGGAGGCGTGCGGCGAGAGGTACGCCTTGCCGCCGTATCCGAAGCCCATCTCTCCGGTGATGACGTCCTTCCGCCAGCACTGGATCTGGAAGTAGAACCGGCCCGGCTCGTTGTCGGGGTCCTTGCCGATGACGACGGCGAAGTGTTCGGCCAGCTCGATGTCGTCGACGATCCGGTTCAGGCGGTCGATGAACTCCTCGGCCATCAGCGTGCCTCGTCCTGTCCGTCTTCGCCCACCATGATGTCGAACTCGGGGATCAGGTTCTGCGGCTTGAGGATGATGCGCGTGTGGTACTCCGACACGTCGATGTCCTCCGACTGGGTGATGGTCACCGAGTCCTGGTCGCCCATGATGAAGACGTGCTTGCGGTAACTGTCGGGACCGTACTTGCACATCAGGTCGAACCGCCGCGGCTCCGGGTACTCGAACGAGCACTTGCCTTCGGCGTAGAAGACCGTGTCTCCGGTGATGCCGTTGATCCCGACGAACTCACGCTGAACCTCGAACGCTTCCGCGGCCTGCTTCGTGTTGTAGTCGGCCATGTCGGCATCGGACGAACACCCGGCGAGCGCGAGTGCGCCCACGGTGAGGGCGACGGCGGCGACAGCGAGCTTGGAGATCTTGTTCATCAGATGGTTCCGTTCTTCCCGAAGTCCGGGAGGTGGTTGGTGCCGTCGAGACAGCCCCAGAGGTGGAGTGCGAAGGGGTGGATGTTGACGTGGTCGGTCGGCGGGGCGAACACCTGGTACGCCCACCGGTCACCGAACACGGCACGGTGCAGGAGGGCGAGTTCCTCGTAGGTGGGCATGTGGTCCTGGTGGGCGATGGATGCGTGTATCCACTGTTCACCCTCGAACACGCCGACGGTGATGATGATGGACGAGCCGGTGTCTTCGCGGGCGATGGCCCACCCGTTGGGGCCGTACGGCTTGGGGGTGGACCACACCTTCTTGCCAAGGATGCGGACGACGCTGATGATGTCGATGTCGGTGGGCATCACCGGTACTCGCTCTCTGGGTATCCGAACGCGGCCATCGCGTTGCTGATGAGGGTCAGGACTCCGTCACCGTACCGGTGAGACAGGGTCACTTTCTCGTGGTCGACGTCGGTGTTGTCGTCGATGGGGAAGTACCGTTCTGCCACGTACGGGTGGACTTCCATGTCATGGTTGTCACCTTCCCCGAGGGGTTCGAGGCGACGGATTTCGACCATCCCGATGCGGTCTGTGCCGCCGTTTCCGTTCGTGATGGCGATGTCCAGGAGGATAGCCATCACCACACGTCCACGATGTGCGTGCCGTTGCCCGCGGCATGCGGAGGACGGTGGTTGGCTTCTCGGGTGCAGGCGTAGTCCCGTGGGCTGAACGCCTGGCAGTCCTCCTCCACCGAGTCGGGGGTGTTGTCCCGCATACCGATCTCGAAGACCGGGGCGAACGGATCGTACTCGTCCGAGACGGGACTGGCGATCATGAGGCCGAGCGGAGTCACAGCCTCGGCGAGCCGGGCCAGTTCCTCGACGTTGTCCGTGTCGACGTAGCCGCGGAGTTCTGCCTTCGGTCCGCGGATCGTGACCCGCGCCCTCACGACTGACCACCGAGCACGGTCAGGAACGCGTCCGAGACAGCGTTCCGGAACGGGACAAACCGGATGCCGTCCGTCGTCGCGCGGACCTTGGGGCGCTGGCCTTTGAGCTTCGCCCGGCGCTGGTCGCGGAACACCTGGTGGGCGCGGTCATGTGAACTCCGCAACCCCAACCGGTCGCAAGCGTTGTCGCACTTGTGCATCCATCTCTGAGCCATCAGTTGTCCTCGTCCTTGATCGGGGCGTCAGTGATGCTGTCGCGCCACACGCCGTTCTCGTCCTGATATATGTTGGCCGCTTCACCCGTGCGGTATGCCTGGCCGAGGACGTACCGGATGTGGGACGGGAGGCCGTCCATGTTCGGCATCGGGGTGCCGGGAGGGGGAGGGTTTCGGAGGAACGCCCGCGCGGTGCCGGTGATGATCGGTGCCTGACGGGACCGGATCTTCTCGTCCTCCGGAATCCACGTCTTGAGCATCATGAAGTAGCACCACCAGAAGACGAGCCACGTCACGGCGAGGACCGACGCGATCCACCAGAGGCCAGCCTCCGGGTCGAGGATGTTCCGAACCCCGGCCCACAGGTTCGCCCCGATCCCGAAGAGGGTGGTCAGGGTCCATGCCCAGCGTGTCCACCTGCCTCGGGCGGGGTGGATCAGTGCATCCCAGAAGATCTTCATTCGAGCATCCCCAGCTCTCTCGGGTCCTGGATCGCCAGGACATCGTTCATGCGGTCGGTGGGTGTGCGAGGCGCGGGAGAGTTCCCGCCGTAGACGCGACCACCCGCAGGGGGAATCGGCCTCGCGTTGTTCAGCCAGGTGTGGAACGCCCGGTCCCAGTCAGCGAACTTGGAGGCGCGAGCCAGGTGGTAGTCCATGAACTTCCGGAACTCCTCGTCCACATCAACACCCCTCGCCACCGCCTTGAGGCAGTGGGCGTTGTTCGGCGCGAACCCCGGAGGCCACTGCGTCATGCGCGTGCGCGCTGTTGTTGTTACTGACGGTTCTATCTGATGGTTCTCTGTACCGGCCACAGTTGGCCGGTTGTCCCCCTCGGTTTGGCCGGTAGGCAACCGGCCAAATTGGCCGGTAGGTGCCAGCAGCTTGTACTCGTCGGAGGTGCGCTGACCCCCGGCAGTGGTGCGGCGGCGACGGGCGATGTACCCCATCTCCTCCAACTCAGAGAGGTGGCGGCGGAGGCTCCGCTCCGGGATGGAGGTCTTCGCGGACAACGACTTCTGTCCGGGGAAAGCGATGCCGTCGCCGTCTGCCCAATCGGCGAGGGCCAACAGGATCACTTTCAGGGGAGGCGGAACGTCCTGGTCAAATGCCCAGTTCATGGCCTTGATGCTCACGCGTGATACCTTCCGGGGGTTGACGGAGGGCCACGCACGCCAGTTATACTGACGACGTAGCCGAGACAGCTTCATAGTAGCCCGGACGGTTCCCAGCAGGGAAGACCGTCCGGGCTACTTCTTTCCCCGAAGGACTAGCCGAACGGCAACGTCAGCATGGCGCTCTCCACGCCCCTGCCGTAGCCTCGACTAGCCACCCGGCGCAACAGGAGTTGATGCGCCAGGAGCCTGACAACGTACCGCTGGGCGCGCTCGGGGAGCGGCTCCGGCTCCTCCGACCAGTTCCACTGGTGCTCGATGGAGATCAACTCCTGCACACTGGGACCGCCGGAGAGGTGGTGCGCGATGACCTCCTCGATGGACATAAGGAAGCCATCCATCGCCGCGGGTGCGGGGACGCCCTCGACGTGGATGCCGCTGCTCTGGATCGCGAAGTGGCCGTGGTCTGCACACCCCTGAAAGGTGAGGGAGATCGACGCCTCACGTTCCTCCGGGGTGCAGTCACTCACCGTTCTGCTCCCGCTCCTGAGCCGCGGCTTCCGAGATGAAGCGGTCGAGCAGGGAGCTGAGGTCAGCGCTCGCGTCGGCGGGCGGCTCCACCTGCTCCGCCATCTGCTTGATGAGTTCACGGCCACGAGCGACAGCGATCACCGAGGGCAGACCCTGCGTGTCCTTGAGCATCGACGAGTCGATCATCTGGATGAACGCCTGGACGATGCTGATCGGGTCAGCACGGTGGGCACCCGACTGGACGCTCACTTCCTGGTCGCCGTCCTCATCGGTGCTCACGGTGATGAACATGTAGAAGCCCTCGCCGTGCTCGCAGTTCTCCCGGTCGCATACGTGCGGCGGCATGACCTTCTCGAACTCGACCAGCGATTCCCGCGCCGAGTATTCCTTGTCTGACATCTGTTTCTCCTTCGGGGATGTCCGGCGCACCCCATAGGATGTGAACAGCAACCTTGCAACGGGTAGCTCGCGTCCTGTGGGAAGCGCCTTTCGGGTAGGACCCTCGGCGGGGGAGCCGGGGGTCCTATTGGGTTTCAGGCCGTGGGCCTGACAGCCGCGGGGACCTTCTCGATCCTCCGGACCATGCCTTCTGCGTAGTCCTTGTCCATCTCGATGCCGACGCAACGGCGACCGAGCATGCGGGCAGCGACCAGAGTGGAACCAGACCCAGCGAACGGGTCCACGATC